GACGGAACTCAAACAGCCTATTTTAATAATTGTTATTTTGAAGGTCAAGCAGTTGTTTCAGTTCCTTTTTCTATAGGGCAAACAGGTACAGGTCCTATTTTTAGAGTTACAGTATCTAATTGTATTATTGCAAATACAAACGATGCTACTTCTACTTTTGGTAATATTACAAATCTTGATGTTGCTAACAACGTATGGGGCCAAGCAATAGTAATTCAAAATACTGTTACTTATTTAAATCAAAGTGGTGATTGGTTTTTAAGCCCTGGTTATATTAGTAGTTCTGCTGCAAGACAAACTACAAATATTAATGGTGCTTTAAATACTTCAGTATTGACAACCAACTTTTTTGATAATAATTTAGGAGGCAGTTACGCTTCTTTAACAAATAGTTCTGGTGCTGGTGTTCAAATTAAAGCGGACAGATTTATTCCATCCTTAGATAATTCTTTAACTTTAGGAGATAACGTACATAGATGGACTAATGTATGGGCAGTAAACGGAACTATTCAAACTTCTGATGCAAATGAAAAACAACAAATTGCTGATTTAACATTAGCTGAACAAGCTGTAGCTAGAGAATTAAAAGGTTTAGTTAAAACTTTTAAATTTAATGATGCTGTTGTTTCTAAAAATGAAAATGCCAGAATTCATTGTGGTGTAATTGCTCAAGATGTTGCACAAGCATTTATTAATAATAATCTTAATCCTGATAAATATGGTGTATTTTGTTCGGATACTTGGTATGAAGTAGACGGAAAATCAGAAAATTCTGAAGGAATTAAATATACAGAATTAACGCCAAATTCAATAAAAATTACTAAATTAGGTATTAGATACGAAGAATTATTTGCTTTTGTAATTGCAAGTCTATAAGGATATTGAATGCCTAATATGTTATTCGCAAATAACTGTAATACTACTTTAGCTAGTAGTCTTACTAACGTAGCTACAATTTTGTCGGTTACGTCTGCGACAGGCTTTCCTGCTCCTACGGGCTCACAATACTTTTATTGCACATTAGCTGATGCAGCTACTCAGCTTGTTATCGAGATTGTTAAAGTAACTAATGTAACAGGAACAACATTTACTATTGTTCGTGGACAAGATGGTACTACAGGTACTGCATTTAATGCTGGTGATGTAGTATCTCTTCGTTTAGTTCGTGCAAGTCTTAATGACTTCCCTAAGTTAGATGAAACCAATACTTATACAGGCTCACAAGTATTAGCTGCTTCTACTTCATCTTTAGTACCTTTAAATATTCCAGTAGGTACAACTCCTACAAGTGCAGCTACAGGTTCTATTTGGTCTGAGACTGAAGGTCTTTATTACCACAACAGTACTTACATCACTGAGTTAGATATTGGTGATAATACTGCTGGTGTACTTACGCAGCCTACTATTACTGTCACAGGAAGCGGAGCAACGATTAATGCTTCTTCTGTAGAAGCAGTATTGTATTCACAAGTTGGTTGGGTTGGTGACTTAAAGAAATATATAGTCCCAGCAGCTACAGGGTTATCCCTTACAGACCAATCCGCTAACTATTTAATTGTTAGTTATAACTCTGGTAGCCCTGTTTATTCCATTACTACTAACGTAGCTACCATTGACAACTCTAGTGTTGTTGGGGCTGCGTTGCTGTGGCGTAACGGTACTCAAGTTCATTATCAGCCTATTGATTGGGGACGTTCTTGTGCAAGTCGTCTTAATCGTCGTTTAGTACAAACTAATCGTTACCAATGGGCTTCAGGATTAGCTCTAGGAGAATCCACAGGAAACGTTATTACGTTAACTGCTGGTGTAATTTGGTACGGTGTAACTCAATATAGCGAAGCATCCGTAACATCAGCTTCTTCTAATGCTGACTTTTATTACCATGTATCAGGTGTTTGGACTACAACTACAGCATCTACATACAACAATACTCAGTATGATGATGGCACAAACCTTCAAACATTAGGGCCTGGTAAGTATGCAGTAAACTGGGTTTACCGTTATTTAGATGGTTCAGGATTACCTAAGTTAGCTTATATATTAGGAAGTGGTAATTATTCACAGGCTCAAGCTATAGCCTCTGCACCTCCATCACCTCCTCCTATTTTGTCTACAATGGCAATACTAGTAGGTCGTATTATTGTTGTTAAAAACGGAGCAACGGCTACTGAGATTGATTCTGCATTTACACAAGTATTTTCTAGCAGTTCAGTATTAAACCATAATGACTTGTCAGGTCTTCAAGGCGGTAACGGGACTACTGAAGAATATCATTTAACTTCTGCTGAATACACAGGAACAGGTACTGGTAACTTTGTAAGAACAACAAGTCCTACATTAGTTACACCTTTATTAGGAACTCCTACAAGCGGTACATTAACTAATTGTACTGGATTACCTTTATCTACAGGCGTTACTGGAACACTAAGTGCTTCTTTAGGGGGAACAGGAGAAGCTGGTACGTTGACTGGTATTCTTTATGGTAACGGAGCTTCTGCACAAACTGTAGCTACTACAGCACAGGCATTGTCTTTAATCGGTACATTGCCGATAGCTAATGGTGGAACAGGATTAACTAGTTTCACTGCTGGTCAAATTCATTATGGTTCTTTTAGCACTAGTTCTAATCTTTATTTTGATGGTACTAATTTATTAGTAGGTTCTAATACTTCTGCTTATGGTACACTTAATGTACAAAGAAATACAAGTACTCCTTATGCAAGTTTAACAATTACAGATAATGCAACGCCTGCTAATCCTGTAGGAATATATTTAAGAGCAACAGGAACTGCTTGTGGAATATCTACAGCAGGTGCTCCTATTGCTTTGTCTGTAAGCCCTAACTTAGGTAACATTGGACTTCAAGTAAACGCTTCTGGCGGTGTTTCCATTGGTAACACTACAGACCCAGGAGCAACCAACTTATCTGTAACTGGTAGTATTGTTTCTGGAAGCACTGTTAAAACAGCAGGATATACAGTAGCTACTTTACCCACAGGAGTAACTGGGGCAAGAACGTATGTAACTAATGCTCTTGCCCCTGTGTTTGGCGCTACTGTAGTAGGAGGAGGCGCAGTAATAATTCCAGTATTTTATAACGGAACCAACTGGATTGTTGGTTAATTAAAGGTACCATAAATGACAACATTAATTCCTCAATATGACCAAGGCTTTTCTGGTGCTGTAAACAGGCCAATTAATCAAAAACTTCAAGAATACATTTCTGTTAAAGACTTCGGTGCTGTAGGGAATGGAATTGCTGACGACACTTCTGCTTTTACTTCTGCATGGTCAGCAGGGAATCCTCAAGCCATTCTAGTCCCTGCTGGTAGTTACAAAATCACAGGAACAGTGACAGGTAAATTTTATTCTTTTGGTACTGTGATAATAATCACAGGCACTGTAACTTCAATTATTAACTTAGTACCTTAACTCCTTAAGAATAACATCATGTCAGACCAACTAGAGACCCGTGTAGTACGCCTTGAAGTCACCCAAGCTAATCACGCTGAAGACATCAAAGAACTTCGTGAAACAACTATTGACTTGAGTACTACTATGCACTCCATAGAAAAGAACTTAGCTCAGATTAAGTATATCGCTGTTGGTGCTCTAGTTGTCATTGTGGCACAATCCATTGGCATTGATAAAGCCATTAAAGTCCTTTTAGGAAGCTAATATGTTTTATGTCTACGAGCATGTACGAAACGATACCAATGAAATCTTTTATGTAGGTAAAGGAAAAGGTAGACGTGCAACTGCTGGATGGAGCAGAAACAAACATTGGATAAATATTGTAAACAAGGCTAATGGTTTTACAGTTAATTTTGTAGCTAAAGGTTTAGATGAAGAACTTGCTTTCCTTGCTGAGATTGAACGAATTGACCAGCTTAGGCGTTTAGGTGTAAAATTATGTAATATTGCACCTGGCGGTGAAGGAAATACTATGAAGGGTGAAGAGCATCCTTTATATGGTAAACATCATTCAGCAGAGACAAAAGCAAAGATAGGCAGAGCAGCTTCTAAGCGTATAGGCGATAAAAATGCTTTCTTTGGTAAAACACATACAGAAGAATCTAAAGCTAAAATGTCTGAAGCTCGTAAAGCAGCTACCACAGAGACAACAAGAAAATTAATATCTGAATCTGCTAAAACAAGAACAGGCAATAAAAATCCAATGTTCGGAAGAAAACACTCCGAAGAAACAAAAGCTAAAATACGTGAAAAACGTTTAGCCTATAATACTAGAATAAGGAATAACCATGAGTAGTACTTTTAGTGTGACGAGGGACCAAATTATAACGTTGGCGTGCAGGAAACTTGGAATTTTAGAATTGGGTTCTACTCCTGATTCAGAGACAGTAGCTAACGCTTCTTTAGCTTTGAATCTCTTTGTCAAGCAAATGCAGACTGAAGGTCTAAAGCTGTGGACAGTCAATCAATTAGTCCTTCCTTTAGTTAACGGACAGACTCAGTATTCTATTGGTCCTATCTCACAGAATCCTACAGTAGACTTAGATGCTGACAAGCCTTTAAAGGTTATTCAGGCTTGGTTACGTCAGACTACTGTAACACCTCCTATTGATACCCCTGTTCAGCTCCTTAGCCAACAAGAATATAAGACATTAGGTTCTAAGTTTAGCACTGGAGTAGCTAACTCTATTTACTATGAGATTCGTCAGAACACAGGTAACATGTATGTTTACTTGACTCCTGACTACAATGCTGCATACCAGTATGAACTTTACTTCATGGCTCAACAGCCTATTCAAGACGTAAACTACGGTTCTTCAGTGCCTAACTTCCCTGTAGAGTGGATGAATACTTTAGTATGGAACTTAGCTGACCAGCTCGCTATTGAGTATTCTGTACCAGCTAATCATCGTCAAGAGATTGCTCAAAGAGCACAGATGTATCGTGAACAGCTTACAGACTATGATGTAGAATCAGTATCAACATTCTTTCAAGCTGACCTTCGCATGGCTAATAATACTTTCGGACAACCTAACTAATATGCCAATAGACCGTATACCTCTGTCTCAACCTATTGAGACTCGAAATGGAACTTTAAATAAAGACTCCAAGTGTGTCAACGGCTATTTTGAAACTACAAATGGTAAGCGTGAGTTTGTCAAGAGAGCGGGGCTATCATCCATAACTACTACTCCTCCTTTGCCAGTAACGCAAGCACAGGGACTAACCTTGTTTAATGGTTTCCTTTTCGCTGCTTTAAACAACGTACTTTACAAGATTGACCCTACGACCTATGCAGTAACAACTATAGGGACTATGACGGGTACTATCGGAGGTGAAGTACAGGATTGTTATTTCAATACTACATTAAACAATACTTATTTGTTTGTTCAGAATCAAGTACATGGTTACACCTACAATCCTACGACTAATGTCTTTTCTCAAGTATTAGATGACAATATTGTTTTAGCGACTATCGTTACAGGTGGTACAGGCTATATTACTCCTGTAGTAACTTTCTCAGCTCCTTCAGGAGGCGGTACAACAGCTACAGGTACTGTACAAGCTACAGGAGGTGTATGTACAGGAATTACCATCACTAACGGTGGTACAGGGTACACAACTTCAGATACATTAGTAGTTACGATTACTGATGCTGGAGGTACTACAGCTACTTGGACAGCAAGTACTGCGGAAGGTACTGGAGCTACTTATACTACTAGCAGTAACTCTTATAAAGTATTAGCAGCAGGTACTACAGGTATTGTAGCTCCTACTATTAATGGTTCTGATGTAGCTCCTGGCTGGACAACAGGATGGAATATCCTTAGAGGTCAAGAGTTTGTCAATTCTTTAGGTTATTTATACGTATGCACAGCATCAGGCACTACAGGAGCTTCTGAGCCTACCTTTACTTCTGGTTCTGCTTCAGATGGCACAGCTACAGTATTGTTTGTTAGTCTTACAGGCACAGGCGGTGTAGGCTTAGATGGTACTGCTATTATCCAATGGACAGGTGCTTTTACGCCTACAGCAGGTACTGGAGCTACGGCGATTGCTGAGCTTAATGGCTTTCCTACAGGTCAGTTAGTCCCTGGAGCACCTTATCTGGATACTTATACAGTCATTGGTAGCCCTAATGGACAGATATATACTTCTAATCCTAACGACCCTACTTCATGGAATGCTTTAAACTACATTACTGCAGAGTCAGACCCTGACACTCAAGTAGGTCTTTGTAAGCATTTAAACTACATTTTAAGCTTTGGAACAAACTCTATTGAGTTCTTCTACGATGCTGGTAACTATCCAGGCTCTCCTTTGTCTGTGGCTTCTTCTTACAAGATTGAGCTAGGCTGTGCTAATGGTGACTCTATCTCAGCCTTTGAAAACGTAGTCTTATTTGTAGGAACTTCTAAAGACTTAGGGCCTTCAGTCTACGCTCTTTCAGGAACTGCTCCTTCTAAAGCTTCTACTCCTTATATTGACCGTATTCTGCAAAACAGCACTTTAACGGATATTAGGTCTTTTTCTATGCGTGTTGAGGGACATACCTTTTATGTCTTGACTTTACACGATATTAATGTTACAATAGTATACGATGTAAATGAGAAAGTCTGGACTCAATGGACTTCATGGGCAGTTGGTGATGAAGATTCAGGTATTCCTGGTATCTATGCTGAACAGTATTTCCGTCCTAGTTTCTTTGCAGGTAATGGAGAAACCTATTATTTATTGAATGATGATGATGGTACATTATACACATTATCCTCAGATTACTACAATGATGCAGGTGCTCCGATATATTACCGTAGTGTAACAGACTTATTAGATAGCGGAACAACTAAGCGTAAGTTCTACCAGCGTGTTGAAATTGTAGGCGATAAAGTAGGAGCTACAATGAACATTAGACATACTGATGATGACTACCAATCATGGTCTCCTTATCGTACAGTAAACTTAAATGCTTCTCGTTCCCAGATTTATCAAACAGGGCAAGCACGTCGTAGAGCATGGGAATTCCTTTGCACAGATAATGCCCCAATAAGATTATTAGCTGCTGAAGTAGATTTTAGTATCGGTGAATTAGAACAAGACGGGCCACAACAGATACAATATAGGACATAATAATGATTACCTACAGGGTAGAGAAATATTCAGAAGCTTTGAATGACTTAATTAAAATCTACCCTGAGCATTATGATGAACTAGAAGATGGCTTTAAAGGTGGCTACGAGCTAGAACCTAATTGGGAAAGTTACTACGGATTAGAACAATCAGGCATGTTGCAAGTTATAACATGTCGTGAAGACGAAGAGTTAATTGGGTACATGATGTTTATTGTCTGTTCTCCATTACACGTTAAGTCTTGCTTAACAGCACTAGAAGATATTTACTATCTTCGTAAAACACACAGAAAAGGTAGGACAGGTATCAAGATGTTTCAGTTTGCTGAAGAACATCTCAAGAACCTCAATGTTAATAGGATAATGTGTAGCACTAAAGTTCACTTAGATAACTCAAGGTTATTAGAATACTTAGGTTATACATTCATGGAAAAACTGTATAGTAAATTTATTTAAGGAATCATCATGGGTAGCGTAGTCAGTTCAATAGGTAACGCAGTAGGGAGTATCTTCGGAGGTGGTAATACTCAAGGAGCAAGTGCACCTCAAGCTGCTCCTTTAAGTACTTATGACCCTTATTCACAATATCGTGCTCAAGCTGCAGGACAGTTAAACACGTTAGTAAATAACCCTGCTTCAGCGTTGTCTTCTCCTGGTTATCAACAAACCTTACAACAAGGTACTCGAACAGCACAAGCTGCAGGAGCTGCTACAGGGACGCTACAATCAGGCGGTCAAGCTGCTGCTTTGCAGTCTCTTGGGCAATCTAACTTTAGTAATTATTATAATACTATGTTTAATCAGTTAGCTACTTTATCAGGTGCTGCCCAGTCTCCTGCCTCTGCTGCACAAGCTCAAAGCTCTGCTGCTCTTGGTTCTGCTTCGTTACAAAATCAAATCAATGCTCAAGGTGCTTCTAACGTTCTTGGTCTTACCTCTACTGCTGCTGGTTTGTACGGTAACGTTACTTCTGCAAATGCTTTGAATAACTTAGCTACTACTCTTGGTGGTTCTGGAGGCGGTGCTTCTTCTTCTATCTTTGATACTGGTGCTAATAGCTGGGCAGGTGCTGATATGACCAGTACTGCTAGTGCTGCTGGTGAAGACTTCTTTGCTCAGGCTGCTCCAGCAGCTTTAGCAGTTCTTTAAGGATAATATGCCATTATATAACTTAGCTGATATTGTCAGCACAGGCTATCAAACAGGTAAGCAGATTGGTCAAGACATTACTGCTGGTAATGTTTTAGAAGCTGCTTACAAAGGTGTAGACACTCAAGACCCACAAGCTGCTCAACAAGTAGCACAAAGAGCTTCACAGTTAGCTGGTATGACTGGCAATGCTTCTTTAGCACATTCTTTTCAAAAACAAGCCACAGAGTTTGGTAAAGATGCTGCT